ATTGGCGCCGACAGTGACGGTCAGAGGATTGGAGACACCAACCGTCTGCTGAACGCCATTGACGAAGGCATTCTGGAAGCCGCGAACATCATCGACCGAAACGGCAGTGCCAGGGCTTCCCAACGTGGTGCGTACTCGCGTGTTGCCGCCGAAGTAGCTGCTGAACAGGGCGTTGCGCGCCAGTTCATCCAGGCTTCGGGCCGCCTGCTCGCCGTTCACGTAAGCGTTCTGCAAAAACTGTGACGCGATTCCAACCCGGCTTGTGACCATGTTCAGATCGGTGGTGGCAGCATAGTGGTTGATGGTGATGGTATACTGCTCCACACCCCAGCCGGCCGGGGTCATGCCATTATCGAGATTGGTGTTCGTGCTCGCTGCCAGCGGCGTGGTGATGCTGGGTTTCAGCCCCGCGCGCGCTCTGGTCAGCGTCTCACCGATGCCAACCGAGATCTGCACACGATCGGCGCAGGCGCGATAACCGAGCCGCGATTTGAGGGCTTGCTGGAATTCACGCTCCAGAAAACCTTGTTGAATAATCGGTTGCAAAGTCGCAGGAAAATTTTGAATGCCCATTCGGTTACCCCTTCTATGACTGGTGTTTCAGGATTGCCGCACGGGCGGCTCGGTATTCCTCATCGGTCATTTCGGTAGCCGACTTTTGCCGCGGAGGCTGCGCAGGTGGCGGGCTCGCTGGACTGGACGATGACGTGCCACCGAACAACCAGGGCTTCGCTCGCCTTAATTGCGCCATGAGCTCGGCGGCATTCGTCAATTCGCCCTCTGAGGTCAATTCCACCTTCTTGAGGTCGAGCAGCTTCAGGCCGTCCAGATCAACGATTCCGGCTCGCACCGCTTCGACCTTCAGCTCCGCACGAAGGATGCGGCCTCGTGCTTCCTGCTCCGCCTCTGCCAATCGACGCTCCAGCACCTCGGCGCGCGCGCGCAATTCGGCGACCGGATCGGTGTCCGGCTCGCCAAGCGTGTTATCTTCTGACATCAGTTGCTTCCGTTGGTATCCCGGTCCGCTGCGATGCGTGCGAGTTCGGCAGGCACATCCTCGATATCAAACGTATCTGCCATCGCCTTTACCGCGCTCTCGCGGCTGATCTGGCCTGCACTCGCCAGGGTACTCAGGGTCAGTGCATCCTTCTGCCGGTCATCGGCAGTGGTCGGATACCAGTGCGGCCAGATGAGCGAGAGCCGTGCAACGGGGTCCATTGCAGGAAGCTCCCGCCCCATGGCCGACAACTGGTAGATTTGCGAAGCTCCCAGCACCATGCGTGCCAGCGAAAGCAATGCGCCCTCGCCATAGCTTACGCGCAGATTATCGGCGAGCCATATCAGGCCCTGATTCATCAGCTCCAGCGCACGGCCTGACTGGGCTGCGGTCAGCCGATCCGCATTCGCCCGGTTGCCGTGTACGCTTTCCAATGCCAGCTCCCGGAGCGTCCGCACATACTCAATCACCGCGGCCGACGCAGTGCCACCAATCTCAAGCAGCCGGGCGTCACCCTTCTCGCTCACGATAAGTGCGTTGCCGGCACCCTTGATGATCTCGCTGTCGGTGGTAACTGGTTCCTTGATCAATAACGTCGGGTCGCTGCTGTACTTCAGGCCGCGACCGGCCTGACTGAGCTGGTATTCGATCTCGATCTGCGTTTCGATCCCCGCGCGGAATGTACACGCGCCATCTGCGATGTCACCGGTGGACGATTGACCAGGCAGGTTGCGGATCCAAACCATGGGCACAAAGCCAAGCCCATGCTGAACACTGCGCGCTTCGTCGATGTCCGCCTCGAACGTGCTGCCGACCGGCAGCGGCACGAACCAAGTCTCGCCTTCTGTATCCCAACTGCGCATGAACCAGTAGTCGATTGCGGCATCTGCGATCTCGTATCCACTCGAGGCGAGCAGGGCGCCTGATACCTTGTACTTTTCGGTTACCCGGATCAGCGTATCTGGCGCCTGCGGGTCCCATTCCGGCATCAGGTACGTCGTATCAAGAACGTCGAAGAAGATGCGTCCGCGCAGGACGCGCATAAGAATCGCGACAGACCCGATCGCGCCCCGCATCGCCGCCTCGGTCATCGTCAGGTTCAGCCGAGTTTCCTTGGCGATGTCCGCGAGCGCGGCACGAATTGCCCGATCCGCGCAATCAATGGTCGGGAAGTGACCTTCGCTGAACAGTAGCGAGACACTGTCCTCCACCACAATGCGGCACAACGCATAGCGCACACTGGGCCGGCGGCTGCGCAACGGGATATACTCCCCGCCCGCACCGCGCTCTTCGTGGAACTGATACGGCAGGACGTCGTACAGCCTGCCCTCCAGCACACGCTTTAGAATATCCAGTGTCCGTGCGCGCGCCGGATAGTGCGGATCGCGCGGGATCAAGGTGCAGATCGTCTCGAACATGGGACCACTGAGTTGTGTGTCGTGTCGACTAGTCTAACGTGTCAGGAACGGCAACGAGATGCGGCGCGCGGGCGCCCCTGCCTCGGTCAGCATCGTGAAGGCTCGCGATAGCGCATCGACCTGATCATCCTTGCGGCCGAAGGGAAAGTCCCGCAGTTCCTCGAGGAAGGCGTGATTCCATCCGGCGCGGACGATGGCGAAGTTGCGTGCCTCGACCTGTGATGCCACCGGTGCCGCACGTGTGGTCTTTGCACCTGTCTCCGGTGAGGTCGCTATGCGATAGCCGGCAAGGCGACTGGCGAGGTACTTGGCCTGGTGTTTGCCGGCCTGTCCAGGGTCTTGCGGCAGGCCGATGCTGACGGAGGTACCATCGATGCGTGCAGCTTCCGCAATGGCAGTCTCGACTTCATGTGGCGTGCCACGCATGCGCACCACATCAAGGACAATGAAACGACCAGGTTGATCACGTGTCATCTTCACACCTGTTGTCCAGTCCGGATCGTTACCGCCGGTTGCCGCGGTAGCGGCAAGATCCCAGGCACGCACGACCATGCCATCGGTGCGTGTCGGAGACCCATCGATGACATCGATGCAATCAGTTTTGAACAGGCTGCCGACGATGGACAGTGGAGATTGCTGGTACAAGGTGGACCACGCCCGTTCACCGATCGTGTCGCGTCTTCGCAACAGGGCATGCTCGCCCTCCCAGTCGGGCCACAGCGCGGCTCCTTGTTGGCGTTGGAGTGGATCGTTCTCCTCGGCCAGAGCTGGCAGCCGGATCAGTTGCCAATCGGCCGGGTTCTGCGCGAGCAGCCGGCCAGCCAGATCATCTTCATGCCAGCGCGTCATGACCAGCACGATCCGACCGTGTGGCTTGAGCCGAGTGGTCAAATCGAAGCGGTACCAGTTCCAGAGCCGATCCCTCAGCACGGGGCTGTCGGCCTCGGCATGAGACTTAACCGGATCGTCGATGATGACGAGATCGGCGCGACGTCCAGTCAGTGGACCACGGATTCCAGTCGCGAAGTATTCGCCCTTGGCAGTGGTCTGCCAGTGACCCGCAGCCTTCCGACTGGGGTGCAGTCCGTAGCCAAGTTGATCTCCGTACTCTTTGACCAGTTCGCGCACCTGACGACCGAACTGCTCGGCAAGGCTCGTCGTGTGTGACGTCGCGATCACCGAGCTGTCCGGGTGTTGAGAAAACCACCAGGCTGGAAACAACAGCGACGCGTAGGTCGATTTGGCTGATCCAGGTGGCATCAATACCATCAAGCGATCGATTTCGCCCCGACACACTGAAGTCAGGTGATTGAGCAACAGACGGTGATGCAAAGCCGGACTCTGCCCGCTCTTTGCCATAACCCAGGATGCCCAGGCGAGCAGGCTGGTACGGATTGCCAGAGGCTGACTGGACTCCTCAGGTTGGTTCTGCGAGTCGTGCGAGGAACCCGGCATCGTTCGGGTAATGGAGTTCCAGATGAGTTTGTCGAGACGACATAACCATGGCGCAGCCCGTACGGCCGCCCTGCGGTGCTTCCGAGGTGACTGGAGCAGTAACCGGAGCCCCCGAGATTAACTGGAGGGCGTCTCGCTTGCGCTCAGCGCCATCATGCCGCAGAGACTACCCGAATGTGGGGCGGGTGGGCAAGAAGAATCTGAAAATATTCCTAGGCCACCTTCGGATGCGTTTTTGGGTGACCGTATGCGGGACCCTTGCGTCCGGTGTCGTCGGCGGCTGTGAGGCTGACTTGAGTGAGCATTTGCAGTCCGGTCGGGTTCTGGCGTGGCACGGCTTACAGGGACGCTGGGTTGGTCCCGTTGTCCCGACAGAACGCGCCTGCGGTCCCACGACACATGGACTTATGTCCATCGGCGAAAGGGGATTCGGTCTAGATCCGTTTCAGAGCACTTCAGTGATTCGTGGCAAGGTCAGCGATGACGGCCACCTCAGTGGCAGCCTCATCCGTCAGGATGCCGACCACCAGGACCAT